ATCTAAATAAATTGGAAAACGCAAAGAATACTATCTTGAATACACCCCATGAATACAATTCTGTTTCATTTTCAGTAAATCGGGAAATACAACCATTTCATGCTTAAAAAATTAGCAAACTATGAAAAACCTTTCGGTTGACACGGTTATCTTTTTCCTATATAATAATGAAATAGTGGAGAAGATGATGAAAACCGAAAAACGCCGTAACCCTGTAGCTAAAGATCTTCGTACGCCAAAGTATCGTCCTCGTATTGTAGAAGACAAGACTGCGTACAAGCGCAAACTTAAGAATGACCGCCAAGCTAACGTATTTTATTCTTGATAGGTGATATTATGGAAGTATTTGATATTCTTGAAGCTCTCGCTGCAGACAATTCTCGTTTAGCCAAAGAAGCTATTCTTCGGCAGCATGCCAGTAACGATTTGTTAAAGGAAACATTTCGTCTGGCATATGATCCTATGATTAGTTATTATATTCGCAAAATCCCAAACTACATTGTTGGTAAAGCTGATGCTAAGGCAGCATTAGGTTGGGCTATGCAAGAATTAGAGCAGCAATTCGCCACTCGTAATAAGACTGGCAATGCTGCAATTGACCATTTGAAATTTATTTTGGAGTCACTTGATGCACAAGATGCCAGCATTATTGAGAGGATCATCAAACAAGACCTTCGTTGCGGAGTCGGCGAACCAACTATTAACAAAATCTGGCCCGGACTTATCAAAACGTATCCAGTCATGTTGGCTTCTGGATTCGAACAGAAGCTCGTCGACAAAATCGGATTCCCAGCATATGTCCAGCTTAAGTTGGATGGCATGCGCTTCAACGCTATCGTCCGTGGTGGCAAAGTAGAATTTAGGAGTCGTAATGGTAGGCAATTGGATATCGCTTCAGATTTATTTGGTCAAGCATTTATTGGGCTTGCCAAAGTTTATGGTAATGATGTCGTATTTGATGGTGAACTTCTTGTGGTTGATGGAACTGGTAATCCGCTTGATCGCAAAACCGGAAATGGTATCTTAACTAAAGCAATCAAAGGTACTCAGTCAGCTAAAGAAGGTGAAATGGTTCGTGCTACATTGTGGGATGCTATTCCTTATGATGTTTTTCTTCTAGGTAAATATATTGTTCCTTACAAATCTCGTTTTAGTGAACTTGTAGGCAGAATAGAAAAATTTAAAAAGGCATCGTCACTCGGACATCTTATTAGTATCGTAGAAACTCATACAGTTGACAATCAGTATACTGCAAATAAATTATTTAATAAGTATTTAGACGAAGGACAAGAAGGTATTATTCTTAAGTCCATGATTGGCATTTGGGAAGATAAACGTAGTAAGGATCAAGTAAAGTTTAAAGCAGAACTTGAGTGTGATCTTATGATTGTGGGTTGGGAAGAAGGTACCGGCAAGAACAAAGGTCGTCTTGGTGCTTTAATTTGTGAATCAGCCGATGGTGCAATTCGAGTAAATGTTGGCTCAGGATATACAGATGAACAACGTCAGGAATACGTGGTTGACTATGTTGTAGGAAAAGTAGCCACAGTAAAATATAATGCTCGTATTCAGGATAAAGCAGGCAATGTTGAAAGTTTATTCTTGCCTACTTTTATTGAACTCCGCGAAGATAAAAGGATAGCAGATGACTCAAAACGAATCAAATAAAAATAAAGATTTATTAGACGGTCTTGAAGAACTTGGAACTCTATTTAGAGAAAGTATGACTACCTACGAAAACGAATCAGAGGCATTTTGGGATTCTCTTTCCGAGGATGAAAGACTGAAAGTATTCTGTGCTGTTTCCCGAAGAATACATAGGGGCGAGATTGAGGACAGAGGTTCTTATAGATATGTTTTGTATAATGTTTTTGGATTCGGTCCAGAAGCATATATGGTAGCACAGGATGCAGGTTTTCTAAACATTCATAATGCTATATATACTGCAGAAAGCGAAACGTATAAAGATTTAGTTAAAGATTTAGATATACCTAAAGAAGATTTTTCTTTTAGAATAGGTGATGTGGAAGATCCTCATTTAGTTGCTCAATTACATTTACAAGATCAAGAATATTATCTTTATAGATTGGTACCTGATAATGATACAGGGGGCTGGAAGTGTTTAGTGTACAGGAACGAAAATGACAAAGATCAAAGCAATATTATCCCAAACTAAAACAGCTTATGCATCAGATGATTATTTTAGTAACGACGTAACTATTCAATATCATGATAGTCCCGTTCAAGGTAAATTAATTGCTGCAAGATTTAAGGAAAGTAACATCTTATCTATTACTACAGGTGATTATGAGGATGAAGTTAAATCTAAACTAGCAGAATTTTTAGCTAAGAAGATGATTGAGGACAAGTTAATTAGTTTTACGAAGAAGGTAGATCCAACATCATACACTAACGAATATATTGCAACAGTGCATCTAACTCCTGATAGTCATGTTAGATTGATTAGAATAGCAATGGGACAAATAAAACCTAAACCCGAAGACTTAAAATGAAAGTAAAAATAGGTCCTTACAAAAATTCGATCGGTCCATATCAAATTATGGATGCCATTTTCTTTTGGCATGAACGTTATCCAGAAGATAAACTAGCTGAACGTTGGGATTATAAACTACATGATCGTCTATCAGAGTGGTTAGCTAACACATGGGTAAATGGCCTGTGCGAATGGATCCAAAGTAAGCGTAAACAAAACATCAAAATTCGTATAGACCCCTGGGATACTTGGGGCATGGATCATACCTTGGCTATGATTGTAGTACCCATGTTGAAGCAACTTCAGGCAACCAAACACGGTTCACCTATGACAGATGATGAAGATGTACCCGAGCATCTTCGCTCTACTGCTGCACCTGATAAAGAAAACCAATGGGATGTTGATAGTAATCATTTCAAGCGGTGGGATTGGATCATGGATGAGATGATCTGGACGTTTGAACAATTGTCGATGGACGATAGCACCGATCAATTCTTTACTCATCCTGAAGAGGATGAAGTGTTTGAAAGCAATGAAGAGCGCCTTCATGCAATCAAGATTGATAGTGAAGGTTTGAAAAAGCACGAAGAACGTATAGAAAACGGACTTAGACTGTTTGGAAAATATTATAGAGGATTGTGGGACTGACCTATTTATAATTTAGCATATTTTTGCCAACCTTATAAATACAAAAAAATATATGGAAAATGACAGCAAAAATATACAAATTTCCAGAAGTACATACTGTAAAAGGGTATAAGATTCCTCTATATTCAGATGAGGAAATAGAGCTCACTTTACTTGTTGTAAATCATTATGGTGATCTTCCATATAAAGTTGATCAAGATAACTTGACTTCTATAGATCCAGTAATTATACTTAATGCATTAAATGAAGCTAAGAAAAGTAGAATATTTTCTTTTATAGCTGAAAAAATAATGAATAAAATTTTATCTAATGTCGAAGAAATTCCTTTCAAGGAGTATATGTGAATATTTTTTACTTGCACCCTGATCCCGCAGAGTGTGCTAAACTACATAATGACAAGCATGTTGTAAAAATGATTCTTGAGTACGGGCAGCTTATGTCCACTGCTCACAGAGTGTTAGATGGTAAGGAATACTACGGCAAGACTGCTAATAATAGAAATATTAAACGCTGGTTATTGCCTGACGAACGTGAACAAGTAATGTGGAAGGCTAGTCATATTCTACATCCATCAGGTATATGGACCAGGCAGTCTAAAGAAAATTATAAATGGTTGTATCGTCTTTGGTTCTATCTTTTACAAGAATATACACACCGATATGGTAAAAAACATTCTGCTGAAAGAATGTTATCTCATTTTTGGTTATATCCGATTAATATCCCAGATGGACCTTTTACTGAACCTACACCTGCTATGCCCGATCAATATAAAGTCCCAGGCGATAGCATTAGATCATATATAAATTATTATACAGGAGCAAAGCAACATCTTGCATCCTGGAAAAAACGACCTATTCCAAATTTTATGCAGGTGTCTAATGCCATTCTATGATTTAAAATGTACTGATTGTGGTAATGTATTTAATGTTTATTGTTCAATGTCTGAAAGGACAAATCAAGTTTGTCCAAGTTGTGAATCAAAAAACACTGAAACTTATTTTCAATCATCCTCTGCCGCAATAGGAGACTCGGTTCGTCTAGGGGTCAGAACAGTGGATGATGGTTTTAGAGAAGTTCTGTCTAAGATACATAATAATAACTACCGAAGTAACTTGGCGAACAAACTATCTAGACGATAAATGACTTTTTCAATAACTTATCTCCTGGAGGGCAATGGATAATACTGTTGCCCTCACTTACTTTTTTACGAGGGTTTCATGGCAAAACAAAAACAAATTCAATTACAGACTGAACCTCAATTAACTTTAGCTAATAATAAACTAAAGATAAGATTAGATCAGTTAAAAGTAATTGAGCCATTGACAGAAAATCAAAGGAGATTTTTCGAACATTATAATAAATCTAAAGTCATGCTTTTACATGGTGTGGCGGGGACAGGAAAAACATTTATCGCTTTGTATCACGCATTAGAGGAGGTCCTTGATAAATCTAATCCTTTTGAAAAGGTAGTGATAGTTAGATCAGCAGTTCCAAGTAGGGAAATTGGTCATTTGCCTGGTGATGAAAAAGAGAAAACGGAGGTATACACTGAACCATATATCGAAATCTGTCATGACTTATTTTCTCGTCACGATGCATATCAACGTTTAGTAGAGCAAGGAGCAATACAATTTTTAATTACATCGTTTGTTAGAGGAATAACACTTGATAATTCCATTATCATAGTAGACGAGTGTCAGAACATGACAGATATGGAATTAAACTCTATTTTTACTAGAATAGGAGAGAGATCTAAGATAATTTTTTGCGGAGATTTTAGACAAACAGATTTGTATAAGAAAACCGACATGTCAGGGCTAAAGAAGTTTATGGTTATAGCCGACATGATGCCCTCATTTAAAGTTTATGAGTTTGGAGTAGATGATATAGTTAGATCACAAATAGTAAAGGAGTATATTTTGGCTCGAATGAATTACGAAGAACAATACGGTGCAAATTAGGAGGTATAAATATAAGGGTCAGAGATGACCCTTATCTATTTTGAGGATAGTATGTACAAATATAAATTGTGGGTTAGAATAAACGATTATCAAACTGCCGAGACAATTATCTGGGCAAATAATGATTATGATGCAAAATTACTGGGTGAGGCTCAGTACGGTCAAGGAAATATACTTAACTATACGAGGATAGATTAATGTTAGTAGTAACTGATAAAGCATTTAATCAAATTAGACAAGTACAACTTGAAGAAAATGATACCAGTCCTCTGAGAATTTTTATTCAAGGAGGAGGTTGTTCAGGATTTAATTATGGTTTTACTTTTGATGATAAACAAGCAGATGATGATTTCGTACTTGAGAAAGATGGTATAAAGGTATTAGTTGATGCTATGTCAATGTCATATTTAGAAGGTGCGGAAATAGACTATAAGAAAGATTTAACTTCAGCACAGTTTGTAATTAAAAATCCAAATGCGACTAATACTTGTGGTTGCGGTTCTAGTTTTTCAGTATAATGCCAAATATAATAAGTGGTACTACAATATCAGGGGTTACTTTTAGAGATACTCCTGAAATATCTAGTAGTGTATCATTAGGGACTTCTGTATCTTGGACAAGTGATACATATTTTGATTCATGGTCAAGTCAAACTGCAACAGATTCAGATTTGGCAATAACTGGTGGACCTAATTTAACTGGTACTGGTTATAACACTAATCAATTAGTATGGCAATTATTTTACGCACATCAAGCTGTACAATTAACAGTAGCTTCTAATAAATGGGGGTTCGTTCCATATCTAGGCGGAACTAATACTATTTCATTACGAGCATCCATTAGTACAGTTAATGATACATTAGGAAATTTTGCTGCTGATACTGTTGTATCAACTGCTGGTAGTGTAAGTTATACTGCGGATGTTTTGAATCAACGAGCAATTAACACGTTGTTCTCAGTATCTGCTAATAAATATTTTTTACTAGGAATGGTCGGTGGACCTTTTTATAGAATGTTTAAAACTTTATCATCTAATAGGACTGCTACTGTAGGAGGAAATCCTGTAGTAACTGTAATAAATAAGTTTTATTGGGGCAGGTGGACGGACGGACCAACAACTGGTATACCAACTCAATTAGGTGGAGCCGCAACTTTCACAGAAGTTACTGGCTATGTTCCTGTTTTAAGTTTTAAATTTACAACCTAATGGCTTATTCTACTCAAGTATTAGATCATTATGAAAATCCTCGTAATGTAGGGTCTTTTGCAAAAGAAGTGAAACGTGTTGGCACAGGTATGGTGGGCGCACCTGCTTGTGGTGATGTTATGAAATTACAAATACAGGTCAATGAAGATGGTATTATCACAGATGCAAAATTTAAGACGTATGGATGTGGCTCAGCGATTGCAAGTAGTTCGTTGGTTACGGAGTGGGTTAAAGGCAAAACTTTGGACCAAGCATCGACTATCAAAAATACTCAAATCGCACAGGAACTTGCACTCCCACCCGTTAAGATCCACTGTTCGATACTTGCTGAAGACGCAATTAAAGCAGCAATAAAAGATTTTAAGGAGAAACATAATGTCGTTTGATTTCGATTTTACTGAGGATCAATTACATCATCTTA